TTGTCATCAGTGCCCTGATAGTTCTCGAAAGTAATACCGCCGTAAGTAAACTGCTCGTATGAGCCGCCGTTCTCAACGTACTTAGATTGGTCACGGTTCAAGAACAACTGGCGAATTTCAGCGTGTGAAATCAACTGATCCCAGAAATCATCGCCGCACAAAGCGTGGATACGAGTGCCGGGAACCCAAGCACCTTTAGCAGCACGCTTCATAGCACGAGTGATCTGAGTAGTGGTTTTACGAATGTCGCCTTCAGCCGCAGCAGCGAAGTTAAACGCAACTTCAGTCGCAGGCGCTACGCCAAACTCATCGTACCAGTTAACAAGCTCAGAACCGTCAGCATCCAAAACGATACCTTGAATAGCGCCAAGACGCATGTGTTCAAGAGTAAGTTCAAGCTCAGATACAATGCCAGCAGGGCCGCTCAAACGACGAGCGATTTCTTCCTGAACCATCATTACTTGCTGCTCTTCACCAAAGCCGCGCAAGAACGCAAGCTCAGAAGCGGTGATGCGGTCGCCTTTTGCGATGCGAGTGGTCGCAAACTGACGCAACTTACGCTTTTCAGTCGTACGCTGATCCAAAGGTGAGCCACGCTCAGAAGTCTGAATTAGACCTAAAACGCCATCGCGGCTTTCAATCGCAACAGTTTCAGTACGAACTGGGTTCGGAGTGAAAATACCGTATGATCCAAGCGCACCGGGGCGGTAGTCGATCTGCTCGACGGTTGCCATCATGTTAGTCAGGCTAAACGCGTCATTATTAAAAATATCAAGAATTGCCATTGGTCAGATCTCCCTTTAGCGTACGCGAATACCAAGGGCTTTAAGATCTGCTACTGCAGCATCTTGAGCCGTTTGATCAGCGCCATTCCAAACAAGCTCCGAACCATTGACTTCACAGTCACCATCCAGAACCACACAAGGCTGTGCCGCAGTAGATGCGTCAACAGCGTCAAAAAGAATACCAGCAGCGACTTCAGTTCCGTCTACCGCAGCATTGTCATAAACAGCGTACTCGCCAGAGGCGGTTACGATGCCAACAACAGAACCTGCAGCTAGATTTTCACCAGATGCCATAGTGCCAGCAGAACGACCGCGAGGTACACCAGTAGCACCCACCGTCGCTTCGCTTACAATGAACTCACCAGCGTGAGTTCCTTCAGTCAAAGTTGCCATGTGATTGACTCCTTACTAACAATTAAATTTTCTGCGCCTTAGCAAAAGCTTTTGCCCAACCTGCTTGAATATCATTTCGATGCTCTCGCAAATCAGCAGATGCAGACGTGATGATTGCGGAATCACTTGTGCTAGTCAATGCAAGTAAAAGCTCACGGACTTCGCTTAATTCCATACCGCTTTCGATATACCCATCAGCGGCCTCTGGGACACCCGCTGAAACACACATAGCCTTAATGGCTGCTGCTTGTTTCTTAGCTTGTGCTGCTTCTTGCTCTTTCAAAGCTGCCGCCGCGAGTTCTTCTTCAGTTGGACCGCTTTCAACTGGCTGCTCTTCAGCAACAGCTTCAACTGCCTCAACGTCCGTGTCACCTTCAGCGGGAACCTGTACGTCATCAGAAATTTCCATGCCTTCTTCGTTCATAAGAATAGCATCGTTAACTTCTGCAGAATTCATATTATCCATCATTTCGTCCTCTTCATCGTCACCTGTCCAACCCAGCGACGATAATAATTGATCGAATGTTCCAACCTTGTGCGCAAACCCAATTTCGATTGCTTCTTCCCCGTGGAAAGTGCCGGCTTCAGTCGCTTTAACGGCTTCAACTGACAACCCAAGGTTACGAGCCACAGTGGCAGTAAACAAATTATACAACCGAGTGACCTCTTTTTGGTACTCTTCTCGGCCTTCTTCCGTTAAAGGCTCGTTCGGATTACCTAAAACTTTCTTGTCACCTGCGTAAATATACTCAATTTTTACGCCCATCTTCTTGTTGTATTCGCTTTGATCCACATGGTAACTAACTACGCCGACAGAACCAACTCCCGATGTGCGCGTCACCCAAATTTCGTCAAAAGCTGACGCTATGCCGTAAGCTGCCGAATATGCCATATCGTCAACCATAGCAATCAATTTCTTACCCTGACCACGGCTTGAATAAATAAAATCACTCAAATCCATGTTCTGAGCCGCCATACCCCCGGGGGAATCAAACCGACCGATAATTGTGTCAATTGCTGGATCGTCCAACAAGTCTGAAATTTCAGCTTTAATCGATTCGTACGACACCATGCCAAAATTACTTAATGACACAACGTCTCGTGCAATTAATCCACCTGAAATATCAACAACAGCGATGTTGTCAGAAATCTGATACGTAATACCAAACGTGTCATCAAGGAACCCGTCTAAAAACTGACTAGTTTCTAAATATGACATTATTGAAGTTTCGCCGTAAGTAGGGTGCATAAACAATGGCTGCGAAAACTTAGACTTAATGTCTGACAAAATAGCTTTGCTTGGGTTTGGTCTAAAAATATTATTTAACATTTTCAAAGGGTTAGCCATTGTTTACAACCTCCTCTTGCAGACCTAACTCGCGTTCTCGACGACGGTCTTCTGAGCGCTGGCGATCAATTTCTTCGACTGAATCCCCTCTTGTTTCATCAATAATCTTTTGTCTTGAGGCCAACCCATTATTAATTTCCATAACTTTAGCTTCGACATCCTGCGTAGGATGAATATGCTTCCATGCCTGTGGTCTGTGATCACATCGCAAATAATTGAATCGATTATCGGCATAATCTTCAGGATAATCAATAGCACCTGACATAATTGCGCGATCTACAAACTCCATCCACATGCGTTGGCAAATTTGCGGAATTATTTCTAAATCTTGAATCTGCTCCACCTCACGATGATACTGATTCATAATTGCGCGCCAAACCCTGTCGTTAATCTCTGTATAATCACCAGACATTAATTGATATGGGACATTAAATCCAGCAGCAATGCCAAGTAATTGATAATGTTGGTAATCCCTGTAGCCTCGTCCCGCATCATCCCCTTGGAATAATGTTATGTCTTCGCCGGGTAGCAAATTAGGAAAAGTACCGGTCTCCATCTCTAACATGGGTACGCTAGAGTTGTCAGTATCAATTGGCTGACCAGAAATAGGATCAAACTTGTAATCTTCTTCGCCGTAATCTGGCCGGCGGATAACACCTGTGAATTGTGCCCGGCTTTCTTTACGACCTAGCTCAGCGTCATCGTATTTGTCAAAAACGTAAGCCCGCACAAGCGACTGCACACCACTAGGCTCACCTCGTAACTGCCCCGGACGGTTAGCAACAAAATGATGAATCACATCCTCTGCTCGAACTCGAACCGTATCGTTTAATGCAATATGACCTTCAGACGGATGCTTTTTGTAAAGCCAATAAGCCACAGGCCGTCCAGTCTTATCAATCTCAACGCCGTTTCGAATTTCATTACCGCTGTCTAATAATCTGTTCAGACTAGTCGGGCAATAATCAGATTCTAAAATTTGAAACTGAATTGGGACCGGCGTTGACCGATTAGGACGTTGCCGAATTATGCGGATAAAACATTCGCCAGACTCATGTCTCGCCCGCACAGCTAATTTTTGAATACCGTAAACATCTAAATTACCAGTGTAATCAGCATATTTTCGGTAATCGTTCCATAATCTCATTATGGCTTCGTTAAATTCTTTAGAGTCGCTTGCAGCTCTTGGCACAATACCAGTGCCAACCTCGTTAGAAACGGCAACTTTTAAAGCCCTGCTAACCCAAGGGTTGTTTCGAATAGCCGCTCGCGCCCGCTGCCGTAAAATATCAAGCTCATTAGTAACGGCATGGGTTGGGGATACATTAGGGGCCTGCCAATCGCCTAAACGACGCCCTTGGCTAGAAGCCTCATAAGATTTCCCGCCAGTTAAAGGCGAAAACCCAGAGTGAACCGCCATAGGCCCAGACGTATTTGTTGAGCCAATCATTTTCCTACGTCGATTTTTACGCGCCATATTTACAGCCCTTTAGATGTTCTCGACCTGAATGACGTTGGTCGCTTAACCCCGCTCAATTCGGACTGCTGACGACTCACTTCGTTACGAATGGCGTCGCGAGCTTTCAACATATCACCAACTGAATGATATTCGACTTCTCGACCATTCAACCTAACACGCCGTTGGCCAGATACCACTGCGGCTTCAATAGCGTCTAAATCTGCCTGTGTCCACGCCATCAGCGTTTAACCCTCATACGCACTCGCCTAGTCGGCGTAATTGATCGTTTAACAACAGACGCACCGTCACCTTCACACACTTCAGAATTATTATCCCATTCTTCAGCCCAAGGTGGAGGGGCCTGCCAATTCAGCTCTTTTTTCCAATAGCTATCCAATTTTATCAAATAGCCCGCTTTAGCGTAACACATCAAGTCAAAACTTTCATTTCTTGATCTGCTTGGATTTTCCCATCCTTTTTCAGTTCGTATCTCTGCGACCAGTTCCGAATAAAACCAATCCGGTAACCAGTCCGGAAAATGCACATAATCAGCGCCTTGTTCATCGCGCTTAAGGTTCGCATTGACCGCGTCTTTAAGAATTGTAGTGTTGAGAATCCATAAAGGCATTTCATTGACAACTTTTGCTTTACGGGCCGCAGTTGAACTTTTATCAGGCATCGTGCGACTAACCATCGGTTTTTTAGCATCAGGACGAGGCCGCTCACCCTTGATAAGATTAAACCTATCATCAAGCCTAAGTTTTTTACATTCTTTCCAGAACCAATACGCATTTTCTGTCACCCCCTCTTTACCGCCAGAGTCGCAAGTAGTCATTATTATCCCCATCTTGCGGTCTTTATGACCTTCAAGCGGATATTTTTTGGTTATAACACGATCTATCAGTAGCAACCAATCTTCTTTAAAGCCTGCCGGGTCAATAATTGCCATCTCGCCGTGGCTTTCACGTTCGGATATCGATATGTCAAACCGGTCAATAATCCAACGTTCCATGTCTTTACCGACGCCCTCAACCTGCACTACAAACCGACTACCCTGTACGTCGACCGCCGCAAGCAAGAAACGGACCCCGTCAGGTACTTCTCGCTTAGGTAGATCTTCAGCTCTAGCCTTTAATTCGGCCACAGACAGCTTTTCAGCTGCGCCCAGAGGGATGTAAGGTACGCCTTGGTCGGTGTTTCGAGTAGCTTTTAGCTTTTCTTCTTCACCTGTCGCCGAAAAATGCAGCAACGCATTAAATTCTTTTTCCAACAAACTGTGCCAAGTCTGAAAAGCAGCAGCGACCCCACTTAACCAGTACGACGCTGTTGAATTTGGCGCATCTTTCTCAGGTTTCCAAAAACCGGCCCGATTCATCCTGCTTTTTTGCGAATGTTCAATTTGACCCCCACAATTGGGGCAAAAAATGTGCGAATACTTCTCTGCGGTCGCCTTAGCGCCGTTTTTCTGCAACTCAGTGATTAATTCGGCCTGTTCAGGTAGGCAAAACAGATCTAAGCCGGGTAAAAGTGCAATTTCACCGGCGCAATGCGGGCAGTTCCAGTACCAAAGCCGACGATCACCGCTGTTATAAAGGCCTAAAATACCACCTACAGGGGGTGCTTCATGGGGCGATTGCCGCTCCCATGACGGGTTAATAAAGTCCCGACCGGGCGAAGATTCGGCAACGCACATGCCTCCAGACATAAAAGTCTGGGTCCGTTTCATCGCTAGCGAGTACACATCGCCCTCACCAGTGTCGTCCGGCATGCGGTCATAGTCGCTCAAAAACACATATTTGTAGTCCTGAGCAGACAATTGCGTTGGCGACGGCCAAGCTAAAATCAACGCGGTGCCGTTTTTAAAGTATTTACCCAATACGTTGTCGTCGTGGTTTACCGACGACATTTTTTCTTTCAAAGTGGGGCTGTTGTTCAGCATGCGCTTAACTCGCAAACGCGAATACCGACGGGCAGCCTCCTCCGTCATATGAACAACCAGTACGTCCGAAGGGTCGCTACTGACAACATACCCAATGCCGCCGTCAATTAGACCCTGCGTCTTACCAGTTCGAGCCGGACCCGCGAAAATGACACTATGGTGCTGCCGACTTGAGATTTTGTTCATCGGCTCGACCATATACGGGGTTTGGGTGCGACTCCACTTACCAGCGTATCCCCCGGGGGTGGCAATCATCACATGCTCTTCAACCGCGTCAGCTACTGCGACACGACGAGGCGGTTTAAAAATTTCACCGACGTCACTTATAAGTGAAAAAGTGTCAGCTTGATAAATATTTTCGCCTTCTAGCAAATTATTTTTTATCGCTTCACCCATTACCAATCGCCATTCAGTTCAATATCAGACACACTGTCCGATAATTTGGACAAATCGCTTGCCAGTTGTATACGCGTGTTGTCAACAATCTCGATTACCCTATCGACGTCGGATGTGTTAATTAAACCATCCCGTTCAAACAAGTCAGGCAGTGTGTCGAGCGTAAGCGCCAATGTTTTAAACGCTACCGCGAGCACTTTTTCAACTTCTTTGGCCTCCAGAAGTTTACCAGCCTCAACCGCGTTACGCCGAGCTTTGATTTTAGCGGCTTCTTTCAAATCTTCCGCTTGGTAATGCAGCCTGCGCTCCGCCGGAGGCATTTTGTCTGGGTCACTTACGACTTCAGGCTCAGGTGCAGCAATTTCAGGTTCTTTTTTCTTTCGAATATCAATCATTTCTGACACGTCATTCAAGTGCCAGACCATCCCTCCGTGTCTTCTACCAGCTGGCGGGGTGCTGCCTATCATTTTTGTGATAGTCGGAACAGAAATTCTATAAGCTTCAGCCAATTGCGGCTTGCTGAAATATAAAAAATCAGTCGAGTCTGCAATTTCAGGAAGATTATCGACGAAACCTTTTGGTTTTGCCATTCGCGCCTCAAGAACATTAGGTAATTTATACAAATTGTGCTAAAAAGCACGAAGCATAGCAAGTTACATTGCAAAATTAGCTGTTTAGAATAAAAAACCTCGCAGTACAACATCCAAAAATTTGTCAAACTCCGGGCGCCACCTTCCCCCGCTCTGCATTTAGATTCCGCAGGGGCCCTCGGGCTCATTTTGTGCAGGAAGTGTATGATATTTTTGAAAAAAATTGAGTGCCACCGGTGGCAATGGGTGCCATTTTTAAGCGCGTTTTAAACTTAGAGCGTCGGTTTTATGGGGCTTTTTTATGGGGCTTTTTGTGTATGCCTGGTGCACATTGTGTCACTTAATGCCCGGCGATTTTTAGGATACGGGCCCTATAAACAGAGTCTAAGGTATGGGCCTGTTTATAGGGCCTGTTTTTGGGGTATTTAAAATATAGGTTACGAACGCACACAAAAAAGCACATTGTAAGGCCCTCAGCGCGCTTGTGAGCGATTTAAAATTTAAAGTAATGCCAGCGCTTGGGGTGAGGTTTAGAACGTCGCATATACGCGCGTTTAAAAGGCCCCAATTGGGGCCTTTATTGCGGGCATAAAAAAAGGCCCCAATTGGGGCCTTTTATCAGTAATGCGGATTAGCTAAGTAATAGCAAAATCAGACACAAAAACAAAAACACGGCTAAGCTACGCATTATGCAAGGCCCTCCGTTTTTATGAGTTCGATATATTCCCGATATTCTAAATCTGTATTAAAAAAAGGCGTGCCAGCGGTCGCGCTATTTATACGCGCTAATCCGTCACTATAGTTAAATTCAAGATCAGCTAAATAGTTTTTAATCAAATAGCGCTTTGCTGTATTCCTAAAAGTTACAACGCTGTCTGGATTACTAAAAACATTTTCTAACGCACAGACCTTATCAATTATCAATTTTAAATCAGCAATCAATAATTCAAAATTTGGCCGTATGCTTTCTTGCGCGTCGCGCATGTCATCGACTAAACAAAGTAAATCAAGCTCAATTTCGTTTAGATATTTATCCATTTTTAATTACTCCAATTTTTAATTTATTAGTGGGTGGCGATAATGATGTCGACATTTTTAAATTTAAGACTACCGCAAGCGTGACCGCTCGGCGTGCAAGTCTCGCATTTAATCGGGCAAGTAAACGCGCTTTTTCCGTACGCGTCGCGAAGGGCTTTGTTACGCGTTTTATCGTCAATAATTTTTTCGCCTAAATCGACCGCTAAAAAATTACCACGCACGAAAGGTAGTCTTTTTATTTCGTCGACTATTTCAGCGCTTACATTGTGACCGCTCGATATATTTAAAACGTAATTACTAGGAATTTTGGCTCCCTCATATATCGCATTTAAAATAGGTCTAAAACTTTTTGAATATCCATAGGCCCGCACCTTATCTTCAAATTGACATAAAAGGTCAAACCAAAATTCCACCTGCAGTTGATTTTTAAAATCACCATCAACGTATAAGCGAAAATCGAAAACATCGGGTTGATCTTCCACAATACGCGCAAACGTCTCGTGTATGGCTCGACGGCCCGTATAGGTCCGCATTAACACGCTATTTTGGCATTGTCTAAAAAACGCGGCGGGATATCGCCAAGCTTTAAATGAATAACACCAGTTCAAACAATCCCCAGCACCTTCGCAATGATCACGGCCCGCCAAGCTTGAAAAAGTAACAAAGGGCAATTTTTTGTTACCTTCTAAACCGAATATAGAAAAGCGAGGCACCCCGTCATTTAAAAAATCCAAAAACAATTGGGCGTATTTTTTATTGTCGTTTTTTAGTTTAGGGATCAGTAAAACTTCAAGTGTACGCTTTAACGAATTTAAACGGCCGTGTGCGATGTCGTTTGAAATTTCAAACTTCCAAGTATTTGAGAAAATCATATTTAATTACTCCACAAAAAATTTATATAGATAATTCGCTATATTTTGATAGCGGCCGAAAAACGCCGCGCGGCGCAATTCGCGCGGATGAAAAACTCACATCGTCAAAAGCTAAACAAAATTGACGATGTAAAATTTTGTAACCAACAACGGCTCCGTAATTGATCAAATTGCGCCGCGTAAAATACGCGGCGATTTTATCGGCCTTTTTTGCGGCGTCATTATCGCCGCGCGCTTTTATATTCGCGCCCACTTGCGCGCCGCTCTCAAATTTTAAAATTAAAATACAATTCATTTTTTCTATTCTCCATTAATTAAAAATCAAAATCGGTAAAAACCGAAGTCGATTTTTTTCTGAATATTTCACGGTTTACATTTTCAAAATCATAAAGCGAATATGATTTTGTTGCGCGGTCATAATGACCGCGCACCCATATTGTATTAGCTGGCCCACCTTTAAATACTAATTTTATATATTCGCCTTTTTTAATTTCGCTTAATTGTTTTTTAATCATTTTAAATTACTCCAAAAATTAATTTAATTAATTACGCTTTATTTGCGCGTTCGTAAAAGTCAGAAATTGCAGTTTTAAAATCCATATCGTAATGGCCCCAAAAAAATGCACCGTTAGAAAAGTAAACAGTCGTATATGCTTTATCAATTGGGCGTTGATTTTTTCGGCTTAGTAAAACCGTCGAAAACTTGCCTTCGCCTAATTTTAAAAATACGCGTTCTACTTTCCAGCCATAACCCTGCGCCAGTCGATTTATTTGCGCGGTAATATCAAATCCGTTGTTCATAGTGTCGTACTCCGTATATTAAGTTTTTTGAATATAAGCCCTCGCTGGCAAGGGCTGGCCCGATTATAGGACACAATGCATCACTTTGTATACCTTCCTTTATACGCGTAAAAAATCGACAAATTTTCTTAGCTAGAAAACAAGCCCTTCAAAAACCCTTCAAAATCCCTTCAAAAGCCCTTCAAAAGCCCTTCAAAAATCAAATGAAAATTGATCAAAAAGTGATCAAAAAAACGCCCTAAAAAACGTTTTAAAACGACCTCTTTTCTGCTTATTTTTTTGTTTTAAATCCGTATATGTAAAAACGTGTCTGTATATGGGAATTTCTATATACACCGTTTTCGATGAATGTATATACACCGTTTTCGATGAATGTATATACACCGTTCTAGGTGAACGTATATACACCGTTCTAGGTGAACGTATATACACCGTTCTAGGTGAATGTCTACACCGCTTTAGCTGAATGTTTTAGGCTAATATCTATTAGGTTATTTTTTATTATTTTAGGCGTCGAACGTACAGCCAATAAGTGCTCGAACCAAAAAACCCCACAGCCTTGGCAGGAAGCACGGACTTTGACTTTTTCTTGCCCGGCTGCCAGTTCTGTACGGTTTATGTCAAAAGAATTGCAAACGCTGCAGTGCTCTGCAGCGCCGTAACTGATATCGCTCATTAGTGCCTGCAGTAATCGCAGTTAGTGTATTCAATCCCTGTGCCTTCACAAGTAAGGCAATCAAGACCAGAAGCGTCTTGGCCACGCCCGTCGCAATCTTCGCAAGGTGGTGTGTAAAAAGTATCGTCGCAGCTTTCGCATTCTATAACCGGCATTTTT